ACCCCCACCCTGCATCGCCGCACCACCAAAAAAAGCCCCGGCGGGAAAATTCCCGGGGACAATCTCAACAAACTTCGTGTCTGGCGCGGCTCAAGCTGCTGCATCAGCTCCAGCTAGCTGACACGAACCCCATGGTGCCTAAGAGACATGGATGCTTCACTCCCGCCGATCGGCACTAGGCGGATCTACATACTCGAGAAGTACTTCAACGGGCGGCATCGAATCCTTGGCGCAGGCGCCACGCCCCCGCGACTCCGGCGCAGGCGTTTCAGACATGCGGCCTCCTCTCCGCCGTGTGAAAGTTGAGTCGGTGTCGCCCGTTGAGGTACTTCTCGAGAATCAGAAGTACTAGTAAAGTGGAGGTGAAGCCTTGGCAACTCGCAAGAAGAGTGCGGGAACGCCACGTCCACCGGCCACAACTCCTGATGGCCGAGAGAGACAGCTAATCGCTGCGGCCTACGACTTGGCAGAGGAACAGATCCGCACTGGAACGGCCACAGCTCAGGTCATCACGCACTTCCTTAAGCTCGGGACAGAGCGTGAAAAACTTGAACGCAAGAGGCTAGAGGGAGAGAACAAACTTCTCGAGGCGAGAGTAGAATCACTGGCCTCATCGTCACGGATCGAAGAGCTTTACGAGAAGGCCGTGGCTGCGATGAGATCTTACGCTGGTCGCGGGAGCGTAGATGAGTCAGAGGGCTAGATCTTACACGGAGTTGATCAGGATCCCCACGTTCGAAGAACGTTACGATTACCTTTCTGTTCGAGGTGTCGTAGGTCTGGACACGTTCGGATTCGAGAGATGGCTGAACCAGGCCTTCTATCACTCACGTGAATGGCGGCATGCAAGACAACAAGCGATAGCACGTGATCGCGGGTGCGACTTGGGCATCGAAGGTCAGGAGATCTTTGACCGGCCGATTGTCCATCACATGAATCCGATCGCTGTTGATGACATCACGCATGCCAACATCGACATCATCAATCCGGAGTACCTGATCACGGTTTCGCTCAGGACTCACAACGCAATCCATTACGGAGACAGGTCGCAACTGGTTCAGCCGCTTGTGCGGCGTCGTCCTGGCGATACGAAACTCTGGTAGGAGGAACGCATGACAAGAACCATGGGCGACTCGGTCGACATCTCGAAGGTGCCTCACACTGTCGACATCGTCGCGACCTACGCCGACGGACATCTCGGTGTCGTGATCGAGCAGCTCCTCGAGGAACTCTTCCCGAGCGACAGGTACTTCCATGTTCTCATCGACGTCAACGGCACCCGCCCCGACGTTCAGGTCAGGGACTGGGAGACCGGAGACAAGGCCGGCGACCTCAGGCAGTGGGTCATCGACCACAACAACCACACGGGCGTGAAAGACGCGGTGGTTTATTGTAACGAGTCGACCATCGCCGAAGTTCGTCGACTCACCGGTGACCAGATCCTCGGAGAGGACTACTTCCTATGGGTAGCCACCCTCGACGGCAGTATCTTCAGGGGACCCGGCGTGATCGCATGCCAGAACCGCGGCGCCAGGCAGAACGGAGCCAACTTCGACACCAGCGAGGTGTTCGACGACCGTTTCTGGGTTCTCCCCTCCTCCCCTGTGACCCCTCCACCCCCGCCGAAGCCGGACTGCCGGTCCTTTCAGCGCGCTATTCGAGTTGCTGTCGACAACCTCTGGGGGCATGAGACCGACAAGGCTGCTACTGCTCTCGTCAAGGCCTGGGGTGACGAGTTTCCTTTTGGTGTCACCTTCGCTCAGCACGTTGTTGGCACTAAGGCCGACGGCGTCTGGGGGCCGAACTCGAAGCGCGCCCGGGATCTCACTACCGCCAGCGTCCAGCGGGCCCTTATCTCCATGGGTTTCCACCCGGGCAAGGTCGATGGTATCTGGGGTCACCACACCAACGAGGCCTACACGAAGGCAAGGGCTGCCTGCCGTATCTAACCCAGCTGGAGAAACCCAATGTCGCCAAACCCAGACAGCATTCTGGACTCAGTCAAGAAGAGCATCGGTCTTGACTCGTCGGACACGACGTTCGATCTCGATGTCACGATGTTCATCAACTCGGCGTTCGGGGTTCTCAAGCAACTCGGCGTCGGTTCGGACACCGGCTTCATCATCACGGACAACACCACGCTCTGGTCGCAGTACGTCACCGGACTGTCCTACCTGGGCATGGTGAAGAACTACATCTACATGTTCGTGAAGCTGGTGTTCGACCCGCCGGCCACTTCCTTCGCCATCGCGGCCTGCGAGAAGCTTATTGAGGAACTCGGCTGGCGAATCCTCGCCGCTGTAGAGGCCGAGACTCCGCCGAGCGACCCATTCGCCACAACCACGGTCAGCACGACAAGCGGGATCATGAAGAGCTACTTCGCGCCGAAGGTGGTCCAGCTAGCGTACGCGCCGAGCATCACTATCGATGCTTCGGCCGGGAACATGTTCTACCTGACGATGACCGGAGACTGTGCCATGTTCGCGCCTGCCAATGGCGTGGACGGCCAGCACATCACTCTCGAGATCGTCTCCAACGGCCACTCCATATCGTGGCGGTCCGGCTGGGACTTCGGCGACATCGGAGCCCCGGTTCTGTCCGCCGGAGGAAAGGCCGACATCATCAGCGCGTACTACAAGACCGCCTCTGCCAGCTGGCGTGCAGGCTTTACCACCGGCTTCTGATCAGACAAGGACATATCTTCATGGCGAGTAACCTGTTCCTTTCCGACACGGCTGCCAAGGCCGGCTGTGACGCCGTCGCTGCGCTGGCCAACAGCGGAACCCTCAAGATCTACGACGGCACCCAGGCCGCCGACGCGAACACCGCGGTCGGTGCGCAGGTGCTGCTGGCCACGCTGACCTTCGGCGCCACGGCTTTCGGTGCTAGCGCCGCGACAGGCACCACCCCCACCCGCAAGGCCACCGCCACCGCCAACACGATCACCGGCGACACCTCGGCGGACGCCACGGGCACCGCGACCTGGTTCCGGATGCTCGAGTCGAACGGTACCACGGTCATCATGGACGGTTCGGTCGGCACCAGCGGCTGTGATCTGAACCTGGCGACCACGAGCCTCGTCGCCGGCGTCGACGTCGAGGTCACCAGCTTCACCCTGTCACAGCCGGAGTAACAGCCTCCTGCGCCTTAAGGAGGTAAAGTGACTTTCGCACATGTCGGGACAACGCAAAGCTGGGACACTGGCGCCTCGCACAGTTACACCCCTAACGGCGTAGGTCATCTCGTCACCCTGGTTGAAATTACCAAACTGGGGCAAACGCCGATGATTTCCGGATTGTCGGCTTCTAACATCACCTGGACTAGGCTTACACCAGATTTCGATACTTCAGTGGCAGCTACGGCAACTGCTGCAGCTATCTGGGTCGGGAAAACCACCAGTACCAGCCCCGCAAACACAACCATCACCTGGACGGGGGGCGGCTCTGAGCCGGCTCACTGGGAAGCGGAAGTCAACGAGTTCTCGTCTACCGTTGGCGACTGGGCTCTCGATGTTTACGGTGGTATCGACGCGAACGGCGGGAATCTCGCATATCCGTCGTTGACTCCTGCTGGTGCTGGTGAGCTATACGTCGGTATGCACTACGACGATAGCGGAGCTGCTGCTGGTAGTACGTCGGGTTACACGTACCACGTAACGAGCCATGGTAACGGCGCTCTTTATAATCCGGCTTGCGGTTCAGGCACACAAACACCGACGTGGGCTGGCACCTCAGTCATGGGCGGCATAGCGGCCCTGATCAAGGAACAAGCAGCTTCTGATTCGGGTACTGCCGCTGTAACGCTCAAGAAGATGACGGTCGCTGGTTCTGGTGTCTTGAAGGATTCCGGTACCGCGGCTGTCACGCTGAGGAAGATGGCCGTCGCCGGCACTTTGTCAGACAACTCGATTACGCAAAACCTGTTCGGCAACGTAGATCCGGGTATCTCAAGCACGAACGATGCCTCCGATTATACGATGGCCATGGAGTTCGAGGTATCCGCGGATGCGCCTCTGACCGGGATCAGGTTCTGGTCTGCGCCGGATGCAAACGGACTTCCGGTGGGCACCGCGATATTCAATCTAGATACCTCGACCGTCGTAAGCGGATCTCAGGATGACACGCCATCATGGTCGGGTGCCGCCGGCTCTGGCTGGGTGAAGAACGATTACGACGGGTCAGTGATCCTGAGGACCGGCACTCACTACGCGGTAGCGATTCTCAAAGACTCGACAACGAATGTTTACAGTGACACCGCTAATTACTGGACCACCGGCGGTCCGGGTGCCAGTGGAAAAACGAATGGTGTCATATCTGCCCCTAACAGCTTTAGCTCCACAGGTGCAGTCGGGCAGGATCAGTTCCACACAGGCGGCGGCTGGGTTAAGCCAGATAGCAGCTTCGGCGACAGCAACTACTGGATCGACGTAGAAGTAAGAGTCGCTTCGGATATCGGAACAGATGTCGTCACGCTCAAGAAGATGACGGTTTCAGGTCACGGTTACGCTGCCGTCGCTCCTCTCGTTCAAGAAGGTCCTGCGGCACAAACTCTGTCGCCGTCTTTCCATCAGGCAACCCAGGCCGGAAACCTGCTAGTCGCGTGGCTGGGGTCGAACGATTCTGGTTCTACTGCGCCGTTTTCCACATCTAGTCCTGGGTGGGTTATCGCTTTCCAGGGAGGTACGGCTTATCAGTGGTTCGCTGTCGCCTACAAGGAAAATTGCTCAGCTGGTGAAACGGCGCCAACGTTCTCCGATTCTGGGGGATCCGAACCGTTTTCGAAACTAGCAGAGTTCTCAGGCATGTCTTTGTCGAGTGTCCTGGATCAAACAGGTAGCCTGCTATCTTCAGGTACGAGTTTCTCGGCGCAAGCTTCGGCCGGAGATTCGAAGAGCGGCGATCTTATCATCGGGGGTGTTTACTGCAATAGCCCCTCGATCGTAGCCACAGCTTCCGCAACAATGACCGATAGCTCAGGAGCGTCGGTTACGGTTCATGAGGATTCAGATCAGCCGGCTGGCGCCGGAACAATCCTGTACGACTTCGTATGGGGTGTTGCTGGCGGTACTACGGGTTCTTCTGGTGACGAAGTCATAGTGACCACTTCGGCGTTCACGGGCGGAACTGCCGGCATCGCATCGTTTAAAACGCCTTCGTCAGGTGTTAGTGGCACCGCCGCAGTCACGCTTAAGAAGATGACAGTCGTCGCTTCGGGCAACGTCATCGACTCAGGCACCGCTGCAGTCACGCTCAAGAAGATGACTGTCGCCGGATCCTACAATCCTTTCCTCAACGCGAACGTCGACTTCGAGTCTGGAACCAGTCCATGGTCAGCTAGCGGAGCTAATGCAGTACTTACTCAGGACTCGTCATGGGCAGCGTCAGGCACATATTCCGCCCAGGTTTCTGTCACCGGCTCAACCTCCTTCGCCGGTCTGGTTTCTGAAGACATCACAGTTTCCGGAGATCGTCTGTACCGGGTCAAGGGTACGATCAACGTTCCCGTCGGGATCGATGTCCAGCTTGGAGTTTTCTGGTACGACAGCGGCAGGAACTTCATCTCCACGGACTATGAAGAGGAAACGCTCACAGCAGCTACACCTCTGCAATTCGGTCCTAACGTCTACAAGTCCCCGTCTAACGCTGCGATCGCAGTACTAGTCGCCCATCAAGACGGGACGACGGCTTCCGGGGTTGTACTCAACGTTGATGACTTCAGCATTGAGGCAATTCCTTTCAGTTCTGGAGACGTCACGCTCAAGAAGATGACTGTTGCTGCCTCAGGCAATGTCATCGATTCAGGCACAGCCGCGGTTACGCTGAAGAAGATGACCGTATCAGTTTCTGGTCCCGCTCCAGTGACCGGAACAGCTGCAGTTAGTCTTCGGAAGATGACCGCCTTCGGCATGGGCAAGGCCAAGATCTCCGGGACAATAGTAGTTACGACCCGCAAGATGACTACGTCGGGTTTTGGTTTCGCCCCGGTCTTCGGGACAATCTCGGTCACCATGACCAAGATGCAAGTAAGTGCTTCGGACGGCCATGTCGTCCAAGCTTCTTCTCTGTTCATATTCATGCAACCCTGAAAGAAGGACACATGGACGTCCAGCAGTACAATGTGACCGCCGCCGCAGCCGACGAGGAAAACCCGGTCGGTGTCTGGGCCGGCGCGCCGGCTATCGCGGCCTCGACCGTCAAGATGGTGAACACCTCGGGTCAGCCGGTCGTCGTCGACATCGCCGGTGGCACCGTCACGGTCGTCGCGGTCAACGGCGTCACCTACAAGTCGGCCAACGCCAACGTCACCTCGGGCCGTTTCCGGGTGCGCCGGGGCGGCAACATCGCCATCACCTACAGCGTGGTCCCGACCAGCGTCACCTGGTACTACGAGTAGGAAGATCACCGGAAGAAGCTAGCAGGAAGGGAGGTTACGGTGGCAAACCCTACGGCCGTTCAGAAGAGAGCCCTCGCCAAGATGGGCTACGCCATGCCCGACGGATCGTACTACATCCGTGCAGGCGCGATTGGTGCTTCTGATCTCCAGAATGCCATCGATGCTGTCGGCCGTGGTGAGCCACAGAGCTCCCACAACGCGATCCGTGTCCACATCATGAAGCGGGCGAAGGCTCTCGGGCTTTCTGACAAGATCCCCGACAACTGGCAGTCTGACGGATCGCTGAAGCAAAGCGACCAGGTCAACGACTTCCTCGAGCATTTCGGCGTTGTCGGAATGCGCTGGGGTCACCATCTTCCCGGTGTGGAAGCTCTAGGTGGCCCCGGCAACGGGGATCGTAAGCCTTCTCCGTTCATCCAGCGAGGAGATCACACCGGCGACAAGCCCGGGGATTCCGGTCCGGCTGACCACAGCGGGAAGCCTCCGGAGCAGCAAGCGCAGGAATCGATGGACTTCCTGAAGGCGCTGCGCGACCACGTCACCCAGGAGACTGCGTCCGCCAAGGCGGAAGCGGATGGAACGGCTCCGACAGACCTGTCCAAGGAACAAGCCGACGCCGTTCACGCTGCTACGGCTGCTCATCTGGCTCAGGTGGCGCAGCTGCACAACAAGGCAACCGCAGCAGCGGCGACGCACAAGGCGACTCAGGCCAAGATCGCGAAGCAACCGCAGACGGTCAAGGCGAAGAGGGCCTCAGCGGCGGCGAAGAAGCTGCACGCCACTCACATGAAGCACCTGGCGAAGACGGCACATCAGGCACACGCCGCGCACAAGGCTCATGTGACCAAGCTCAAGTCGAAGACCAAGGTCTCTGAGCTGACTGCGCATGACAAGGCCGCCCTGGCGAAGCTGTCACCGGCACAGCGATCTGCGCTGAAGAAGCTGACCCCGCAGCAGCGGGCGACGCTGAATCACATGACGCCCGCTCAGAGGGCGAAGCTTTCCCACCTGACTCAGGCGGAGAAGAACGCCCTGTCGCATCTCAGCCCTGCACAGAAGTCTGCCCTGGCCAAGGCAACTGCCGCTTCCGCGAAGAAGAGGCATGAGGCTGCTCTGGCTAGGAAGGCCACGGGCAAGAAGATCGTCAGCAACCCGAGTGCCGAAGCTGCCAGGAAGCAAACTGCAGCAGCCCAGAGAAGGCGAACCGTGGCTCAGCGAGTCGCGATCGCCAAGCTCAGGTCGAACGCTCAAAATGGCAGCCTTCGGCAGGGCATGGATGACCCGGTAGGTACGTTCCTCGAGCACTTCGGCACCAAGGGCATGAAGTGGGGTGTCAGGCACACCAAAGCCGAGCTCGAGGCGAAGGCGAAGGAACACGAGCAGAAGTCCGTTGCTAACGCTAAAGGCGCCGTGCACTCCGCCAAGGAGATCGAAGATCTGCGAACTAACGGGGTTAAGTCCGCTCCGTTCAAGCGGGTTTACGGTGAGCACGCTCACGCCGAAACGGACAGGGAGTTCTACAGAAAGAACCGCCAGTCCAAGGCGATGGCACTGCAGCAGACGGACAACAACCTTCGCATGCTTCACAACTACTATGCCAGTGCCGCCAACCATCACTCGAAGAAGGCCGTCAAGCTTCGCGCGAAAGCGGCCACCATGGAACACGGTGACGTTTACGACGAGACCGGAGAGTTCCTCGAGCACTTTGGTGTCAAAGGCATGAAGTGGGGCATCCGCAGGAATGGCGGTCATCCCGGCCGAGAAGCACATCCGGTTTCTGAAGACGCTGCCAGAGCGACAAGGACCGCTGAGACCATCAAGAAGCACGGGATCGCATCTGTTTCCAATGACGATCTGAAGCATCTTGTGTCTCGTCAGGGTCTGATCAACCAGCACGCTGGTCTGAACGAATCCGGATCTCAGGGCAAGAAACTCGTCGACAAGATGGTCGCTGACCTGCAACGGCAAAGCCAGCAAGAGGCTAGTAAACTTCTTGCTGAGTACGCTACGAAAGGCGCAGTCATAGCAGGAAAGTACGCGACGAGGCAGCTACTCGGAACAAGCTCTGGGGCCGGAAGGCATTCCTAGAAGGAGCAGCGCAACACATAGAAGGGAGGATCGGCGATGACGCTGTCGAATACGGCGACTCCAAAGTACTACGGAGCTTTCCGTGCAGCGGTACTCCGCGGGGAAATCCCGGTTTGCCGGGAAATCTCAATGCAGATGAACCGTATCGACGCGCTCATCGCCGATCCTAACTTCTACTACGACGATGAGGCGATCGACGGTTTCATCAGGTACTGCGAGAACGAGCTAACCCTGACTGACGGCAGTGACTTCTTTCTGCTGGATAGTTTCAAGCTGTGGGCTGAAGACCTTCTCGCATGGTTCTACTTCGTCGAACGAAGCATATACGTTCCGAACGCAGACGGGCACGGCGGGCATTACGTCCGGAAGAGGATCTGCAAAAGACTTGTCAACAAGCAGTACCTGATCGTGGCACGCGGGGCCGCGAAGTCCATGTATGCCATGATCATCCAGGCATATTTCCTGAACATCGACACTTCCACGACGCATCAGATCACTACTGCCCCGACTATGAAGCAGGCAGAAGAAGTGATGGCTCCTTTCCGGACTGCCATCACGCGATCTCGCGGGCCCTTGTTCCAGTTCCTGACCGAAGGATCACTGCAGAACACGACCGGTTCACGGGCAAATCGCGTTAAGCTCGCTTCTACCAAAGTCGGGATCCAGAACTTCCTGACCGGATCGGTTCTCGAAGTCCGGCCTATGTCCATCAATAAGCTTCAGGGACTCAGGCCTAAAGTGTCGAGCGTGGACGAGTGGCTCTCAGGCGATATCCGGGAAGACGTAATCGGCGCGCTAGAACAGGGCGCGTCCAAGATGCCAGATTACATCATCGTTGCCGTCAGCTCAGAGGGGACTGTACGGAACGGCTCGGGTGATACGATCAAGCTGGAGCTCGCCGATATTCTCAAAGGCGATTATGTCAACCCGCATGTCTCTATCTGGCATTACCGGCTTGACGAGGTTGAAGAAGTCGCTGACCCGGCCATGTGGCCGAAGGCGAACCCCAACATCGGGATAACGGTGACCTATGAGACTTATCACCTCGACGTCGAGCGCGCGGAGAACGCGCCGGCGGCCAGGAACGACATCCTCGCCAAGCGGTTCGGGATCCCCATGGAGGGATTCACCTACTTCTTCACCTACGAGGAAACTATTCCTCATCGGCGGCGGGAATTCTGGCGCATGCCTTGTGCTATGGGAGCAGACCTCTCCCAAGGGGACGACTTCTGTGCGTTCACGTTCCTCTTCCCGCTCAGGGCAGACACTTTCGGCGTAAAGACCAGGAGCTACATCTCTAGTCTGACGATGTCGAAACTCCCTGGGGCCATGCGGCAGAAGTACGAGGAGTTCATCGAGGAAGGCAGCCTTCACGTGCTCGACGGGGCGACCCTCGACATGATGGAGGTCTACGACGATCTCGAGCGATTCATCCTGGACAATGAGTATGACGTTCGGGCTCTCGGCTACGACCCGTACAACGCCAAGGAATTCGTAACACGGTGGGAAGCGGAGAACGGCCCGTTCGGAATCGAGAAGGTCATCCAGGGAGCCAGAACGGAATCGGTTCCCCTCGGTGAGCTGAAGGCACTGGCCGGCGAACGCTTGCTGATCTTCGACCAGGAACTAATGTCGTGGGCCATGGGTAACGCTATCACCATGGAAGACACGAACGGTAACCGGAAGCTCATGAAGAAGCGGCAAGATCAGAAGATCGACAACGTCGCGGGCATGCTGGACGCTTTCGTGGCGTACAAGCTGAACAAGGGGAGTTTCGAGTAATGGCCAATAATAAGGAAGAAGACGACAAGTTCCTGAAGGAGCTCAAGCAAGCGCTCAAGGAAGACCCGCCCGACTTGAAGTCGATGAAGGAGTCTGCGAAAGCGCTGGGCGAGAAGCTCAAGAACAACAAGAAGTCCTAGCCATGGCCGACAAGAAGAACGCGGAGAAGAAGCAGCCTTCGAAAGAAGTGGCTAAGAGCGGCGATGACGTGTTCAACGTCGTTAAGCTAATCGCGAAGGCTGAGCCGCCAAAGGGTGAGATCTCCAACAAAACTAAGGACGGGCGGTAGTCGGCTGATATTTAGCGACACCCGGAGAAAGGAAAGGGGGTGACAGTGGGCAGACGCATAGACCAGCTCAAGCACGCCTTCAACACATGGCTTGCTGCGGACAAGTCCAATGGACAGCTAGGGGATCCGACAACCACAGGCGCGTCATATTCCTTCCGGCCTGACCGTCCGCGCTTCAGGGCATTCAACCGGAAGACCATCGTCGAGGCGATCTATACCAGAATTGCCATTGACGTTGCGGCGGTCCCGATCCGGCATGTCCGGCTCGACAAGAACCGCATGTACAAGGAAGACATGCCTAGTGCCCTGAACGATTGCTTGATGGTCGAGGCCAACATTGACCAGTCGGGTAGGCAGTTCATCCAGGACGCCGTACAGACTCTTTTCGATGAAGGCGTCATAGCCATATTGCCGGTTGACACGACGCTGAACCCCCTGACTACCGGCGGCTACGACGTCAACTCCATGAGGGTTGGCAAGATCGTCCAGTGGATGCCGAGGCACGTCAGAGTCAGGGCGTACAACGATAACACTGGCATGCAGCAGGAAGTGACTGTGCCGAAGGGCATGGTCGCTATCGTGGAGAACCCGCTTTACTCGGTGATGAATGAGCAGAGTTCGACTCTGCAGCGGCTACTCAGGAAGCTCAGCCTCCTGGACGCCGTGGACGAGCAGAGCGCATCCGGGAACCTGGACATCATCATCCAGCTGCCCTATGTCATCAAGACTGAAGCGCGCCGGGCGGAGGCCGAAAAGCGACTCAAGGAGATTGAGTTCCAGCTTAAGGGCTCCCAGTACGGGATTGCGTACACGGACGGTACGGAGAAGATCACTCAGCTTAACCGACCGGCCGAGAACAACCTGATGGACCAGATCAAGTACCTGACTGACATGCTTTACGGTCAGCTAGGTATCACTGACGCGGTCATGAATGGTACGGCCGACGAGCCGACGATGATCAACTACTACAACCGGACGATCGAGCCGATTCTTGCTGCTCTTGCCGGCGCTATGGTCAGGGCCTTCCTGACTAAGACTGCAAGATCACAAGGCCAGTCGATCATCTACATCCGGGATCCGTTCAAGCTCGTCCCGGTCAAGGATCTCGCTGAGATCGCGGACAAGTTCACCCGCAACGAGATCCTCTCCTCCAACGACATGCGGGCAATCGTCGGCTTCCAGCCGTCGGATGACCCGAAGGCAAACAAGCTTCTCAACAAGAACATCCCAGCGGCGTACGGCGAGCTACCTCAGAACGGCGTCGCGCTCAAGAAGCCATCGTTGCCTCCGAAGTCGCCCTTCCCGCAAGTCCCGGCAATCCCCGAAGGAGTTTCCAGTCAAAATGGCACCGGCAGCTGACTTCAGCGGCTACGTCACCAAGTACGGGATCAGGTGCACCGACGGCCGAACGATCATGGCTCACGCGTTCAAGGGCCAGGACGGCGCTCAGATCCCCCTCGTGTGGCAGCACCAGCACAACGCCCCCGACAACGTCCTCGGACACCTCATCCTGAAGCACCTCGATGACGGTGTCTGGTGCGACGGGTTCTTCAACGACACCGACCAGGGCAAGAACGCGAAGGCCCTCGTCGTCCACAAGGACATCACCGCGCTCTCGATCTACGCCAACCAGCTCAAGCAGCAGGGCGGGAACGTCACGCACGGCATGATCCGTGAAGGCAGCCTCGTCCTGGCCGGCGCGAACCCGGGAGCGTTCATCTCGAACGTCAACGTCGTACACGGCGATGGTAGCCAGAGTGAGCTCGACGACGAGGTCGTCATCTACACCGGCGAACCCGAAGGCCTGAGCGACGGCTTCCAGATCCAGCACGCCAGCGCCACCGCGGCGCCCAGGAAGGTGGACATGGCGGCCAAGGGTCCCATGCCCAAGCCTTCTGCGAACAACCCCGACCCCGACGGGGACGGCGACAACGATCTCTTCGACCCAGCGGATGGCGGCCTCGGTACGGACGCCTCCGTCCAGGAAGTCCTCGACACCCTGACCGACCAGCAGAAGCAGGTCGTTTACGGTCTCGTGGGCGCTGCCCTGCAGCAGAGCGACACCGAAGACCCGGCAGACCCGGCAGACCCGGCAGACCCGGACAGCACCATTTCTCACGACCAGAAGGGCGACGACCAAGTGACCCGTAACGTCTTCGACCAGACGTCCGATGCCGGCAGCCAGAGCCCGGCCGGTACCACCCTGTCGCACAGCGACATGCAGGAGATCTTCGGCATGGCCCACAAGGGCGGCTCGCTGAAGGGCGCTGTCGAGGAGTGGGCGCTGGCTCACGGCATCGACGACATCTCCACCCTGTTCCCGTACGACCAGGCCGTCACCGACACGCCGGAGTTCATCTCCCGCCGGACCGAGTGGGTCAACGGCGTCCTGACCGGCGTCCGCCGCACCCCGTTCTCGCGGATCCGCAGCTGGACCGCTGACATCACCTTCCAGGAGGCCCGCGCTAAGGGTTACATCAAGGGCAACCTGAAGAAGGAGGAGTTCATCCGGATTGCGCGCCGGATCACGACTCCGCAGACCATCTACAAGAAGCAGAAGCTCGACCGCGACGACATCCTGGACATCACCGAGTTCGACGTGGTGAACTGGCTGCAGACCGAGATGCGGCTGATGCTGGACGAGGAGCTCGCCCGCGCCATCCTGATCGGCGACGGCCGGGACGTGGACGACCCTGACAAGATCGACACCTCGAACGTGCGCCCGATCTACGGCGACGACGAGATGTACGTGACTCCGGTGTACGTCGCCTCGTCGGCCATCACCACCTCCGCGGACGCGATCGTGGACGGCGTGGTGAACGCCTTCCGCTTCTACCGCGGCTCCGGCAACCCGACCATGTACACCACCCGGGTGTGGCTGGCCAAGATGCTCCTGATCAAGGACACCCTGGGTCGGCGCATCTACCCGACCATGGCCGAGCTCACCGCCGCGCTGGGCGTCAGCAACGTCATCGCCTGCGAGGCTCTGGAGGCGTCTCCGGAGCTGATCGGCCTCATCGTGAACCTGCAGGACTACACGGTGGGCGCCGACAAGGGCGGGGAAGTCAACATGTTCGACTTCTTCGACATCGACTACAACCAGTTCAAGTACCTCATGGAGACCCGCGTCTCGGGCGCCATGACCAGGTACCGCGGTGCGCTGTCGGTCATCGAGTTCACCGGCACCGGCCTGCTGCCCGACCCGGCCGCTCCGACCTTCGATGAGGTCACCGGCGTCGGCACCATCCCGGCGTTCTCGGGTCTGCACCTCACCTACGTCACGGTGGCCGACGACGGCACGCTCAGCAGCGCGCTCACCGTCGGTGCGCAGGCCGCGATCGCGTCTGGTGCGTACGTCACCTACCGCGCGGTGCCGGACTCCGGCTACGAGTTCTCCACTGACAACTTCCAGTGGACCTTCCGCCGCGACTAAACCTGGGAGGGCGATAGATGCGGTTCTCCGGGACCGTAGGCTTCGCGACCAGCACGCAAACCTCTCCAGGCGTCTGGGAAGATGTCATTACCGAGAAACCATATTTCGGCGATGTCATCAGGAATTCCAGGCGCCTGGAGGGGCCGTCGATGGTACCTCCAGAGACGAACCAGGGCGTAGCGCTCGGGAACTCGTTCAGCATCGTCGCGGACGCGATGGCCTTCGAGAACTATCAGCACATGAGGTATGTCCACTGGAACGGCGGCTACTGGACCATCAGCGACGTCGAGGTTCGCCGGCCAAGGCTCATCTTGACGATCGGAGGGCAGTGGCATGGGAACAAGGCTTGAGTTCCAGACTCTCCTTGAGGGCCTCGGGAACGGAGTCACCGTATATTTCCAGCCTCCGCCCGATGTTCAGATGGTCTACCCGGCGATTGTCTACAACCGTGACTTCCTGACCAACCACTTCGCTGACAATATCCCGTACGCGGGAATGCTCCGGTACCAGGTCACGTTGATCGACGCCAATCCTGACAGCCCTCTGCACCCCCTGCTCATGGCAATGCCGATGATGAGGTTCGTACGGCATTACACGAGCGCCAACTTGAACCATGACATATACGACGTCTACTTCTGAGGAGGAGTAGTGGCAGTTCTCGTCTTCGACGACACGGGCAACCGTAGGTTCGAGACCGGCGTCAAGAAGGGTGTCCTGTACCCGCTGAACACCGGTAACGGCCTGTACGACACGGGTTTCGCCTGGAACGGTCTCACCGAGATCAAGGAGAAGCCCGCCGGGGCTGGTTCCAACAAGCAGTACGCCGACAACATCGCCTACCTGAACCTGCTCTCCGCGGAGACCTTCGGCGGCGAGATCTCGGCCTTCACCTACCCGGATGAGTTCGGGCAGTGCGACGGCACGGCGGAGCCGGCTTCCGGCGTCACCGTCGGCCAGCAGTCCAGGGCGACCTTCGGGCTCAGCTACCGTACCGAGATCGGCAACGACGTGTCGTCCGACCTGGGTTACAAGCTGCACCTGGTGTACGGCGCGCTGGCCTCGCCGTCCGAGAAGGACTACTCCACGATCAACGACTCGCCGAACGCGGTGGCGTTCACGTGGGCGTTCGACTGCACGGGTGCGAGTTCCACGAACTTCGGTTCGACCAGCCTTCTGACGATCGACAGCACCAAGGTAGACGCCACAGCCCTGGGCGATCTCGAGGACTTCCTGTACGGCACCTCCGGCACGAACCCTTCGCTGCCGCCGCCGGACTCCGTCCTCGCGCTGTTCACCGGTTCGATCACGGCGATCACGCTGACCCCGCCGACCTTCGACGGTGCTCACACCATCACCATCCCGTCCGAGACCGGCGTGACCTACTACGTCGACGGTGTCGTGCACACTGCCGGTACGCAGCTGCTCACCACCGGCCAGTCCAAGGTCGTCTCGGCCACCCCGAACGCCGGCTACGTGTTCAACAAGCCGGTCGTCACCAGCTGGCTGTACACCTTCGTCAGCTAGAGCCTGCCTGAGCCGTTGCGGACGGCTCAGTAAGGGAAAGGAGGAGCGAGTGCTCCGGCTAACAGTCGTCACCGCAGAGGGATTCGACGATGAGACAGGTCAATTCGTCGACGCCAACAGCGTGACGCTCGAGCTGGAGCACTCGCTGCTCTCGCTGTCAAAATGGGAGTCGAAGTGGGAAACTCCCTTCCTCGGTGACAAACCCAAGACAAACGAGCAAGTTCTGGATTACGTCTGCATGATGAGTTCCTCCGGAGAAATTCCCCCGGAGGTCCTCGTGCGCATGGGTCCGGAACATTTCAACGCCATCAACGACTACATCAACGCCAAGATGACGGCAACCACCTTCTACGAGCCCAAGAAGCCGCCAAAGAGCAGCGAGGTAGTCACTAGCGAGCTCATTTATTACTGGATGATAGCGCTCGGAATCCCGTTCGAATGTCAGGAGTGGCATCTCGAACGGTTGCTTACGCTTATCAAGGTATGCAATGTCAAGAACGCTCCGAAAGACAAGTCCCAAGGCGGCCTGACCAAGACCAGCGCAGCTGACCGGCGCGCCCTGAACGAACAGCGACGCCGAGAGGCAGGAAGCAGCGGGTGACATGACCAGAGTTACCTGGGACGCTTCAGGTCAGCGTCTCTACCAGACAGGTGTCGATCGCGGGATGATTTACCTTGCTGACGGGACTGTCAGTACCTGGAATGGTCTTGTCTCGGTAACGGAAAACCCGAGCGGCGGAGACCCGGTGCCGACGTTCCTTGACGGGCAGAAGGTACTCAACGTCCCTTCAGGAGAGAACTACGAAGGAACGATCGAGTCTCTGTCTCTTCCGCTTGCCGCCGCGGCTTGCGCCGGGTGGGGAATCCTTCAGTATGGCCTGTTCGCAAGCAACCAGCCCAAGATGACATTCGGGTTCTCTTACCGGACGCTGATCGGTAACGACGTCAGCGGAACAGACTTCGGCTACCGGATCCACGTCATATTCAACTGCACGGCAAAGAGCTCCGACTTCACGCACGAGACGATCACGGACCAGCCGTCAGTTAAGCCATATTCCTGGCAACTGACCGCGGTACCCGTCGCTTTCAGCGGAAGAAGGCCGACAGCGCATGTCGTGTTTGACACCAGGATCCAGACTCCGCCGACCATAACGGCTATCGAGGCGCTTCTTTACGGCGATGACAATACAGACGCCGTAATGCCGACTACTGACCAGATTGCTCTTCTACTGTCGTCCTAGGGGGTGCCATGACACTGCTTCGTAACAACTTCTCGGGCTTGACCAATGGCACCACCCTGACGACGGGTAACACAGGCGGCGTGTCAGGTCACGCTTTCGACGCCATATCTATCCCGTCTGGCGGAACGCTAGCAGCTGACAACACGCATCCAAGCAACGGTAAAGTTGCGCTCAAGGTAGCGACGACCACTACTGCGGGAGCTGTCTCTGCACAATGGCTTAACGCTTCCCTGGGTTCGTCTCAGACACTTCTGTACTTCAGCGTGTCGTTCCTCAAGACTGCAGCGGCCACTCCGGCTTGCCGCCCCATAACCTTCAGGACATCAGGCGGGACGCATGTAGCGTCGGTGCTGTTCTCGGCGAACTCGCTCTCGTTCAGTTGCGGATCGGGGTTCGTCGGAGCAGGCAACTTCACGACAGTCATTCCGAGTAATCAGTATGTCCGGGTCGAGGGTCACATCGATACTTCGGCCGGAACGATCTACGCTGAGCTTTACCTGAGCCAGTACGGGACCACGCCAGACGAGACGCACACGTTCACCGGCCTGACCACAGGCGGCCCGATAGACCGGGTTGACGTTGGTAACGGGAATAGCGCCACTAGTGACGGTCCTTTCTGGATCGGTGACGTCGGAGTGTCGACCACTGGCCCGCTTGGACCTGCGGTGGTTAGTGGTACAACCGCTATCGCTCTCAAGAAGATGTCCGTAGTTGCGGCGTTCACGACACCGGTACACGCTCGCGTAACCTGGGACAACAGCACAGACAAGACTTATTCCACCGGGATCTCGCAGGCTGTTCTGTACCCCAAAAGTTCCCCGGGGGTTGCCTGGAATGGTCTTATCTCAGTTACTGAGAAGGGCGACGACAACACGACCGGCATAGTCTTGGACGGGCAGCTGGCTGTTGCAGAAAACCTACCGGGAACCTTCGCAGGAAACTTGTCGGCGTACATGTATCCCGAAGAGCTCGAACCAAGCCTGGGTAATGACGGCGGATACACCAGCCAGCCGAGGGAGACGTTCGGTCTCTGTTACAAGGACAATCACCAACTGCATATCTTGTACAATGTCCTGCTCCAGCCTGGCAGCGATAAGTACCAGACACTGAGCGATAACTCGGATGCGCTAGCGTTCTCGTGGGACTTCACGACTACGCCTGTCGATATTCCCTGGGGAAGACCTTCAGCACACCTCGTGATAATGGTCGACTATGCTCAGCCAGGCGCACTTTCGGCGCTTGAAGATGTTCTCTACGGGAACGCGGCAAACGCTCCGTCGCTGCCGGACCCGCTGAGCATCTACAACATATTCGACCCGTTCGCAGTCCTGAAGATCACGGACAACGGCGACGGGACCTGGACAGCTAACGATCAGGGGAACGGCGCCATATCCATGGTCGACGGAAACCACTTCCAGATCACCTGGCCGTCCGCAGTGTTCCTGTCTGACACCACCTACCGGATCCACTCACTTTAAGGAGGCTCATGGCCACCATAACTGGCATGACGTCCGCTGCGATGGATGCGATCGCCGCTGGTGTCATCGTCGGAGCTACTGTCAATGGCGCGGGCCACCTCATCTTGACCAAGGAAGACACGTCGACGGTAGACGCCGGGTATGTTGTCGGTCCTACAGGTCCGGCCGGTGCTGACGGCGCTGACGGAACTACTTTCAGCCTCGATGCGCTGACGGTAGCAAACCCGACTGCGGCCGACTGGTCGAACAACAGTCACAAGATTACGAGCGTTGCGAACGGATCATCCGCGCAGGATGTAGCTACGATCAACAACCTCGGCGTCAAGTTCGACAAAGCCGGAGGAACCTTCACGGGAGCTGTTGTCGAGGCTGCGGTTGCCCTTACCTTCGCCACGACGATCCTGGTTAACGCTGCGCTGGGGAACACATTTCGGGTTACCCTGACAGCAAGTACCGGGACACTCGACGCGCCGTCGAACCCGACCGACAATCAGAAGATCATCGTCGAAGTCAAGCAGGACGCGACCGGAAGCCGCACTCTGGCCTACAACTCCGTCTACCAGTTCACGACCCAGAACCCGTCACCGACTCTGTCTACCGCGGCGAACGCTGTGGATGAGCTCATATTCATCTACAACTCCACAGCGGCTAAGTGGCGGTTCCAGGGCGCTCTGCTCGGGTACACCTGATGAGCATATCCGTAATCCAGGCAGTCGAAAAGAACACGCTGTCGAGCACTATCAGCGCCACTGGCAGTGGGCATGGTCTGATCATTGCTGTCGACAGCTATCAAGCGACCCTTACGCCGTCGATCACCAGCGTGAAGATCGGAACCACAGCGCTGACTCAGGCGGTCGCTGCCGTAGACACCACTGACGGAACCTGCAACTCCTGGATCTACTATCTGGCCAATGCTCCTTCCGGCCAGACTTCGGTCACTGTTACCGGAACCAACTTGTCAGTGACGGCAAGCGACGGCGGGGTTTATATCTTCGAAGTCGCCGGACTGGATCTGAGCAGTATCCTGGACAAGCATGTGGGCAACAGCTCAGGCGTTTCGTCTACATATTCCGCGGCAACCGGAACTTTGTCTCTGGCTGACCAGTTCGTCGTCGGCACAGTTGACGGAGTCATTCCCGCCGATGCTTCCGGGTGGACGGCGGTGGGTACACACAACGGCAGCGCGTGTGGTTACAAGATAGTTTCTGCTACCACTTCGCTTAACTACACGGGGGCTTGTTCCAGTTCTGGTTGGGCTGCTGCGGTTGCCTCGTTCAAGGCCGCGTCGGCAAACACTAACAAAGCTGCGGCAGCTGTCGCGTCCATGCTCTAACCTGAAAGGAGCCAGATGCCGATAACCTTCTCGACCAGCGGCTCCTTCAGCAAGACCGATAAATTCCTTGCATATCTGGGTAGAGGCGATTTGTTCAAGTCCCTGGATGCGCTTGCCAGTCGAGGCGTAGCAGCTCTTGCGGCAGCGACTCCTGTGGACTCCGGCGCATCTGCCGAAAGCTGGGACTATATTCTCGAATCCGGTCCGGGTTACGCCTCGATCTGGTGGGTGAACACCCACGTCGACGCAGATGGATCGCCCGTCGTCATATTGCTCCAGTATGGCCACGGGACAGGAACCGGCGGTTACGTGCAAGGAAGAGACTTCATCAACCCAGCTATAAGGCCCATCATGGATGAGATCGCAGACCAAGTCTGGAAGGGGGTTCAGAACGCATGAGCGGAGTCGATCAGAGAATCGTCGAGATGGCGTTCAAAGGCGAATCATTCCTCACCGGAGTGAAGAACTCGCTGAACGCCCTGAAGTCGCTTAAGGAAGGACTCAGCGGCCTCAAGGGTAGCGAGAAGGACCTGAACGCCCTTGACGAGGCAGGCAAAAAGTTCTCTCTCGGCAACATGACCCAGGGCCTCCAGGAGGCTACGAATCACTTCAGCCTGCTACGGGTCGCGGGGCTGACGGCTTTCACGACGCTCGTGCACCAGGCGGTCTTCGCTGGCGAGAACATCCTTAAGTCACTCACGATCGACCCGCTCAAGGCCGGCCTGGATGTCTACCAGACCAAGATCAACGCGATCCAGACGATTCTCGCGAACACCGCCAGCGAGGGAACGAATCTCAAGCAGGTCACGGCTGCGCTGAACCAGCTGAACATCTACGCTAACAAGACGGTGTTCAGCTTCGGCGATATGGTCAGGAACATCGGTGCCTTCACGGCCGCCGGTGTCAACCTGAAGGTGTCCGTCGACTCCATCAAGGGTCTTTCCAACCTGGCGGCGCTTTCCGGGTCTAGCGCTCAGCAGGCCTCTACTGCGATGACTCAGCTGTCGCAGGCGATCGCTGCCGGCAAGGTCAATCTGCAGGACTGGAACTCGGTCGTCAACGCCGGCCTGGGCGGTAAGGTCTTCCAGAATCAGCTCGAGGAGACCGCCAGGGCAACTGGCGTCAACATCGACGCGATCATCAAGAAGGCCGGAAGCTTCAGGAACTCCCTGCAGCAGGGCTGGCTGACCAGCAACATCCTGACAAAGACGCTGACGCTATTTACCGGTGACCTGAGCAAGGCTCAGATCAAGGCGATGGGCTTCACTGACAAGGAAGCTACGGCTATCCTGAAGCAGGCCCAGAACGCGGTCAACTCGGCTACGCAGATCCGAACGGTAACCCAGCTCTTCGATGCCTTGAAGGAAGAAGTCGCGACTGCCTGGTCGCACGTCTTCGAGGCGATCATCGGGAACATTACTCAGGCAACCGGCACGCTGACAAGCTTGCACAATGTCGCAGAGACTGCTCTCACCACGCCGATCAACAAGCTGGCTGAGCTGCTCGCGGCGTTCAGGAAGCTCGGCGGCTTCGACATCGTCATCAAAGGCATCACCAACGCGTTCCACGCTTTCGGTGCTGTGCTGTCTACCGTCAAGGAAGCGTTCCGAGCGGTCTTCCCGTCCAATGGCGGCGAAGCGGCGCAAGGACTTCTCAAAATGGCAGAAGCCTTCGAGAAGTTCACGCAGAAGCTTGAGCCATCCAAGAAGACACTGGGTGAGCTTAAGACGATCTTTGAAGGCGTCTTCTCAGCAGTCAAGATCGTCATCGATGTCATCGGCGCACTATTCGGCGGTCTAGGTAAGATCGGTAGCGCTGCAGCCGGCTCAAGCGGAGGTTTCCTCGCGCTGGTAGCCGCGATCGCAGGATTCGTCACGAAGGTAAAGAACGTACTCGAATCCAGCGGCGCCCTTACCAAGTTCTTCCAGGTGCTAGGCACGATACTCTCCCTTCCGATTAAGGCCATCGGTCTCCTGATCGGCGGTCTAGGTCATCTCGGTCCGGTCTTCCAGAAGATCGAGAGCTTCGTCGGTCCGATTGTCAGTAAGATCGGAGCGGAGTTCTCGCATCTCGCCGACGCCGTTATCAGCGGCATCAAGAGCGGCGATCTCAGCAAGGTCGGGACAATTCTTAACCAGCTCCTGCTGGGCGGTGTCCTCCTGCAGATCCGCAAGTTCATCAAGGGTCTGGGATCTGGCGGCGGTGAAGGCGGCGGGCTGTTCTCCACGATCAAGGAGTCCTTCGAGGGGCTGACTGGCGCACTTCAGGCCATGCAGCAGAACCTGAAGTCCGGCACTCTGGAGAAGATCGCCATCGCGGTCGCGCTTCTGACTGCTTCACTGGTCGCTCTCTCGTTCGTCAACGTCGGGAACCTCGCCAAGGCCCTGACCACGATGACCGTGATGTTCACGGAGCTCCTCGGCGCCCTTGCTGTGGTCGGGAGAATCGCGGGCTCGACTGGTGTCGTCAAAATGACAGTGATCGGCTTCGCCCTGAACGAGCTGGCAACGGCAATCCTGATCCTCACGGCTGCTGTCGCCGTACTGGCGCACTTCAGCTGGGATCAGCTAGCCAAGGGACTCACGGCAATCGGGATCCTGCTTGCTGAGCTTGCTGTCGCAGTCAAGGTCATGTCGGGCGACACTGCCGGCTTGATCGCAGCTGCCACGGCTATGGTCGGAATCGCAGTCGCCCTGAACATCATGGCCCTGGCCGTCGGACGGCTCGGCAAGATGAACTTCGGCGAGCTCGCAAAGGGCGTCGGAACGATCGCAGCCCTGCTTCTGGTCATCGCTGGTTTCCAGAGAATCGGTGGCGGAGAACAGCTCATATCTTCCTCCGCGGGAATGGTCCTGGTAGCCGCTGCACTGAACCTGATGGCTTCGGCTATCAAGAAGCTCGGAGCGCTATCGCTAGGCTCTCTGGTCAAGGGCATCGCCGCAGTAGCGGCTACCCTGCTCGTTCTTGTCGTGGCTATGAACGCCATGGAAGGCGGGATCGGCGGCGCCGCGGCTATGATCATCGCGGCCACTGCTCTGCTCATATTGTCGAAGGCCCTGAACAGCCTGGGGTCTGAGTCGTGGGCAGAGATCGGCAAGGCACTAGTGGTCCTGGCCGGCGCGCTGATCATCATGGCTGCGGCTATGATCGCCATGACCGGGGCTATCGGCGGTGCTGCGGCACTGCTCATCATGTCCGCGGCTCTCGCGGTTCTTACCGGTGTTCTGGTCATCCTCGGGAACCTTTCCTGGGACGCGATCATCAAGGGCCTTGTCGCCCTTGCCGGCATATTCGTGGTTCTAGGTGCAGCTGGTCTCTTGCTTGCCCCGATCGCACCGATTCTTCTTGTTCTCGGCGCTGCCGTTACCTTGATAGGTGTCGGGGTTCTGGCCGCCGGCGCTGGACTGCTAGTTTTCTCCGCGGGTCTTGCTGCCCTAGGGGTCGCGGTAGTCGCTGTCGGTGCTGCCATGGTGGCATTCGTCAAGACGCTCGCCGGACTCGGGCCGGCAGCGATCAGCGCCCTGGTGGGTGCTATCGGCAACATGGTCAAGACCATCGGTCAGGCTGTCGTCAAGATCGTTCAGGCCTTCACCGCCATATTCACCGCGGTACTCAACGCGATCATCAAGCTGGCTCCGAAGTTCGCCAGCGCGGTCGATGCTCTCGTTAACGCGATGGTCAAGATCGTCGGAACTGATCTTCCGAAGGTAGTCAAGGCCTTCCTTGACGCAATCCAGAAGATCCTGTCCGAGATGGCAGCTAAGGTGCCGAAGTTCGGTGCTACCGCTGTCCAGATGATCACGAACATGCTGAACGCGATTGCAGCCAAGATCCCGGCGATGGCAAGAGCTGCGG